GAAGAGGCCCGCGTCTGGCGGGAAGAGCGCTCGGAGAGCGCGGCAGTCGCCCTGCTCTGCGCGTTTCGCATCCGTGCCCGAGGTGCTTGAAAACAAATGAAGTTGCGGCACACTTCGGGTCTTGGACACTCGGACATGTATCAGGTGCGGGGAATCACGGCCCACGGACCATTTCACCGTCAACAAGTCTGCCACGCGGGGCAGCAATATTTGCCGTCCCTGCAAGCGGCTGAAGGACGCGGCCTACCGGGACGCCAACCGCGAGCGCGTCCGGGCGATTGGGCGGCAGTACGTCGCCAAGCACAAAGAGCGGTTGTCGGCCTATGGACGACGGCATCGCCAGTCCCTGCGGGATGCCGTTTTGCGGGCGTACGGGGATGCATGTGCATGCTGTGGTGAGCGCCGCCGGGAGTTCCTGACCCTCGACCACATTGCCGGTGGCGGTCGGCAACACAAGCGCGCCACGAGCTCGCACATCTACCGCGATTTGCGCAACCGAGGCTTCCCGCCCGGTTACCGGGTCTTGTGTTGGAACTGCAACTGCTCGCGGGGAAGTTACGGCTATTGCCCGCATGACGAAGGGTGTTGACAAGTGACCGGACGCATGTTTAACTGACCTTGTCGACTTTGTCGCGAACAACAGGAGAAAGTGATATGACACAGAGAGTACTTCTGCACAGCCCCGGGGAATGCCTGAGCAGCCTCCGCGCGCGTTTGATCGAACACACCCACCCTGAGACGTACCTGCCGACGCTCGAGGCCGCTATGTTGCACTGGGCGCTTGTTCATTTCAGGATGACCGAAGAGGACATTGAGGGCCTGTCTACAGTGATTCGGACCTTCGAGTTGCCAAAGCACATGCAGGAGGTCAGCAGCGATGGACGCGATGGACAGGCGTGAACAGAAGGCCGGGCACAAGCGTGCAGAGCGTGCCAGAAGGCGGCAGGAGGGCTTTGTGAGGGTGGAAGAGTGGGTGCCCAAGGCTCACGCACAACGCATCAAGGCGATGCTCAGGGAGCTTCGTGAGAAAGATGAAGAAGTGCTTGAAACAAGTACGCATTTCAGCGATGATGTCGACACAGGAGGGCAGGATGAACAAGATTGAACTCTGGGCCATGTGCGCTTTCGTGTTTGGCATCTGGTTTTTCATTCACACGGCAGGGCTGTGATGGCCCGCCTCAAGCAAATCGGGAGGAAGACAATGGATTTTTTTCTGAAGTTCTTGATTGCACTTTGCGACACGCTTTCCCGCGCACCTTGAACGACCGTTCAAATACAGGAGACAGCCATGGACACCAGCAAACTGACCAATCTGATTTTCTTCGTGGGACCCGTCCGGTCCCTCGCCCGCATCCCAGAGATGCGGTTCGAGGCGTTCTTCGTCGAACCGGGTGGGGATGAGCAGTCCCAGCCAGCGATTCTCGTCGATGGCATTGTGGATGTGGAGTACGATGACGAGGAGCTTAATTATTCATTCGAAGTGACGCGTTGTGAGTGCATTGACGAGGACAACCAGTTGCATCCCTACGCGCTGTCGATCGACCAGATACATGACATCGAGGCCGCGCTGGAGAATGAGATCGACGAGGCGCTGTTCGAGTACGAGCGGATGCTCGACGATGATGAAAAAGAAAATTACTACTGACAACGAGGTAACTCAAATGAGAGACGACGACATCTCTGAAGAACAGCGGGCACTGCTGATGACCCTCTTGTCAGTGATAGAGAAAGGGGCGTTCGTCCTGCTCGCCACGCCCACCCCGGACGGGATAACGCTGGAGTCCATCATCTGCCAGCGGGCAGGGGAAGGAGATGAGGGGCCGTTCATTGATGAGGATGTGTTCATGGTGGGCGCGTTCGAGTGCCTCTCTTCATGGCTCACGGACCTCGGGGTCGAGCGGCTGAAGGTCCGCATCCGGGAATGGGAGATGGACAGGGCAGAGCAGGCGCGCAAGAAACCTCACTTGAGAATCGTGCACTGACGGGTGTGGGCGATGGGGAATGGACAGGGCTGCTTCGGTGGCCCTTTTTTTTGGGTGATGGGCAGTGGGGGGAGGGGAATTGAGCACGGACCATGGACCACGTGTTTTTGTGCACGGACCATGGACCACGGATCATGGGTCAAAAGGCTTGAGTACGCGGAATCAGTCAGCGTAATAAAAGTACGTATTTTCAGTACGTCTTATTACATTACCCCCTATCTATATAGAGTACTTCCAGCCAGCTTTTTTTCAGTGTTGTGTTTTCACGAAAATGACGTAATAGACGTAATAGCGTAATGAGTGTTGATTTATAAAGGAAAATGGATCACGGTACTTTTTAGTTCAGCGTAAGACGTAATGATTTTATAGAAGTTACCGGGGTACGCGCGCGGGGACAAAAATAAAAATATTTTTTTTTGCTGGCTGGAAGTCGCTATATAAAATTGGAAAAAAGTGGGCGTGGATTGCCCCCGGCGTGGATTGGATGTACTCTTGTGGTGGGTTGAATTAGACCATTGATTGGAGGCACTCATGCCGTCGAAAGACATAGTGATGGAGGGAGGGAAGCAGCACCATGTCCGGATGCTGCCGTCCGGGCGCGTCCGCTGGCCGTTTAAGGTGATGCAGATCGGGGACTGGCTTACATTGACCACGGCCCGCGATGCACTGGCCGCGAGGCACGCGCTGCGGTCCTTTGCCCGACGGATTCAGGACAGGAAGTTCACTGTCCGGCAGCGCATGGAGAATGATGATGAGTGGGTGTGCCGGAGGGTTGCCTGATGCCACGGAAGAAGAAAGCCAGCGATGCCGAGTTTTTAGATGTACTCCCGAAGAAGTTATCTCCTAATCGCGTTACCCAGCAGCGATTGTCCACCAAAGTCAGGCGGGTGGGCCTGAAGCCGCTGACCGCGAAGGAGCGTAAGTTCGTCTTCGAGTACGTTTCGCAGGACGGTCAGATATCGATGCGTGAAGCCGCCCTCAGGGCTGGGTACGCTGAGAACATCGCCAAGGAAGAAGCCCGCAAGCTGACTGACCCGGCACGCTCGCCGCATGTCGTGGCCGCGATTCAGGATTTACGTGCCGAGTATGCGGCACAGTACGGCACGACATATGAGCGACACATGCGCGACCTGCAGCGCATCCGAGATGCTGCCTTGGCAGCTGGAGCCTACGGTGCGGCAGTGACCGCTGAATACAGGCGCGGGCAAGCAATGGGCACCATTTATGTGGACAGGAAAGAAATTAAAGTGGGGACCATCGACAGCATGTCGAAGGAAGAGGTCGAGGCGAAGCTTCGCGAGCTTAAGTTGATGTTTACGGGCGCTTCACCGTCGATCATCGACATCGAGCCGGGAGAACTCACGGATAGCCCGGAAATTGAAGCGAACCTGCCGTTCTTGGAGCAGCTGGAAGAGCCTGAAGACGAGCCGGAAGACGACGAACAGGTGAGCGACGATGGCTGGGAATGAAACGCTCCTTTTCCGGCGGCTTCGGGACTCACTGCCTGACGCGATTTTCACTCGCATTGAGTCGAGGGTGAATCTCGGCATTCCCGATTGCCTGATTGCCCTCGACGGCCAGCTGGTGGCGGTCGAACTCAAGGTGGTGACCCGGGGCAACAAGGTCGCGATCAGTGCGCATCAAATCAGCTGGCTGGAACGTCATGCGAAGGCGGGGGTACCGTGCTATGTGCTGGTCGCGGTCAAGAAAAACGTCAGCACGGCAGTCCTGCGGCTGTACGGCGGAGACCAAGCCGCTGCCTTGAGTGTTCACGGCCTTGCGCTGGCACCTCTTGACGAGTGGCCATGGCGCAACGTACCTTGGATCGTCGTGCGTGAGCGACTCTCGCGCTGAATCACAGAAAAGAAAGCAGAAAGGAAGACGATGAAGAAAGACATTCATTACAGGGCACCGGCTCAGGAATCGACATTCAAGGCGTTGCGAAAGCTTTTGCGGTTTTTCGCGTTGGGCGCACTTGGCAACATCTTTTTCGGCGGGGGTTGACATGCGGGTGAGAATTGTCCGCGACGGCCACACCTTCCGACGAGAGATTGAAGACGAGCCCCGCAAGCCTGTCGCAGTGACAACTGTGTTGCAGTTTATCTTGTTGAGAATAATTTTACTTTTTAGGGGTTGACGTCCGGACGCGACCTGTGTACGGTGCGACCCATGCCGGCATTCCGCCGGCCCATACAGGAGAAAGAAAGATGACCACACTTACCGCATGCAGCTCTAACTGGGCCACCCGTTCCGACGATGAGCGCTTCCTGTCGTTGCCTGAAATGCGCGACGAGATGGCGACGCACTGCGACTGGGATGACCGCAACGTCCGACTGAAGGACCTTTACGTCTCCGACGCTGGCACTGACATCATGGTGCATGATGCCCACGATCGTCCGCGCAAGTTGACCCACTGGGCCTTCGGCCAGTTGGCCGCGAAGGTTGGCGCACCACCCGAGTTCCTGCGCACCCTGCCGCCGCTGCTGGTGTCTGAAATTCTTGTCACGAAGTCGAGCGAACTGGTCGAAGATGTGAATCTCTACGCGTCGAGAGACACAGTGCACGCTTTCACTGGACCGCGCTATGGCAGGATCTTAAACGTCGACATCGTCGACGCTCTGATTGACCAAGTCGGAGACGGGCGCACCGGCGATTTTCGAGTGCCGGGGGAGTTCGGCAAGGCCGTCGAAATCACGAAAAAGAATACGACGCTGTTTGCAAGTGATCGTGACATGTTCGTGTTCCTTGCCGACGAAGAGCGCAGGATCGAACTACCGAACCGCCGCGACGGAAGAACCGGAAGCCTCGCGCGTGGGTTCTTCGTGTCCAACAGTGAAACCGGCAGCGCCTCGCTGAAAATCACGACGTTCCTTTTCGATTACGTGTGCTCGAACCGGATAGTGTGGGGCGCTGAGGAAGTGCACGAGGTCAGCATCCGCCACACGCGCAACGCTGGCGCGCGCTGGCTAGATACTGTCATTCCACGTATGAGCGAGATCGCGCGTGAGTCTGATCGGGGCGTAGTAACTGCAATCGAAGAGGCCCGCAACCGCAAGATCGCTGCGGATTTCCTGCCGAAACTGGTCGGGCCGCGCGTAGCGAAAAAATATGAGCATCTACATATGCTGGAAGAGGGCCGCCCGGTCGAGACTGTCTGGGATGCCGTCACCGCCATCACCGCCGCCGCGCGCGAGATCTCGCACCAGTCGGAGCGCGTAGCCCTCGAGCGCATCGCGGGCAAGCTTCTGGCCGCTTGACGGGCGACCGGTCGCCCAGGCACTATCCACGCGCCCCGTTGTCGGGGCGCAAATACAGAAAGGCAATTAGATGAAAATCGAAGTTAAGACGCCGGGAGATTCCCGCACCGTGAAGATAGACGGAAAAAAAGTGTTTTCATTCTCAAAGTGGAATGAAGACGCGGTCATCCAGATCCTGTCCGCTGCAGTCTCTCATGCGATCATGACCGGCAAGCCGGGATCCTTGATTATTGACGGACAAGTGAAGATCGGCACACTTGAAGAGTTACTCGGGCCCGCTGCGGCCTGACACTTGGACACCCTCGCGCCATGGTGGCGCGGGGGCTTGACGTCCGGACGCGTCAGGCGTAAGGTCCGCACACGGTCCCCATCCGGGGACCAATACAAAAGAAAGGAAAAAATCATGGTTGACATGGGACAAGCAGACAGAAGCCTTTACCGTGTACCGAATTCGGTACATGAGGGGGTTTTTTCCCGACACCGCGAACGTGTCCGCGCTCTCATGAATGAATATGAGACCTATGTGTTACACGCGGATGCCTGCGACGGGAAACCGTTGTTGACGTTCGCTGACTGGCTGAAAAAATAGGTTGACGTCCGGACACCTGGCCTCATATAGTCCGCCTACACGGCCCCCATCTCGGGGGCCACATACGGGAGAAAGAACCATGGCCGGAATCATACTTTGGGAAGGCGCGAGCGCCTTTGACGGCGCGCCGATTGTCGTAGTTGCGACCGATAGCAGCAAGAACGCGAAAACCGGCGACATGATCCAAACGTGGATCTTGCGCGCCGACGTTGCGCCGCACACTGCCGCCAACAATGGCGCGGACGCGAGCATTTGCGGCACGTGTCCGCATCGCCGCAATCAGGAAACCGGCAAGCGTTCTTGTTACGTAACAGTGTTCCGAGCTCCGCTATCGGTCTGGAATGCCTATCGTCGCGGTGCCTACCCTCGCGCCACATTGAAACAAGCGCGCGAGTTCGCACGCGGTCGCATGGTGAGAATCGGATCGTATGGGGATCCCATGGCCGCACCTGTAGCCGTGTGGCGGAACTTCGCACGCGACGCGGCCGGGCGAACCGGCTATACGCACGCATGGTTAGGCATACCCGCAGCACGCGCGAAAGCGTGGCGCTCGCTTGTCATGGCCAGCGCGGACACGATCGAACAAGCCACGGCCGCGCACGCTGCCGGGTGGCGGACCTTCCGTGTTCGCACGTCCGCCGCGTTACTGCCCACAGAGCGCGTTTGCCCCGCGTCCGCCGAGGCTGGCAAGGTCGCCACGTGTGCGCAATGCCGCGCCTGCGCAGGTGCCGATGGCCGCGCGTCCGTCGGGGTTGCAATCCTCGACCATGGGCCGGGATGGCGGCAGCGCGTCACCCTCTGACGTATCGCACGCTCTCGCCCCCGGACACCCGCAGTGTCCGGGGGCTTTTCTTTTCCCGTTCGGGAAGAAAATAAAACGGGCCCGGGGGCAGGGCCCCTCACCCTGTCCCCTTTCCCCTTCATGCGTGCCCGGGCGTTGACGTCCGGACACCGTGCCTGTAGTGTCCGGATCCATGGCACTCCCGCCATGCATACCAAAGAAAGCAAACCATGCACCGATACCCTACAGTGATCATCCCCAACGGCTGGACGTGGTATGACCGCCGTGCGCGGACTTGGATCAGCGTCCGCCATGATGCAGACGGCAATCAAATGGGCCACGCTGGATTCGGATCTACGCGCGTGCACGCGGAAACGGATTGCATTTACCAAAACGCCGACACGTGGCCACGCCACCCCGGCGCCTTTGACGACTTGCGGTCCAGTTATGCGGAGGCCATCGCCTAAGCATCCCGCCCCTACCAGCCCGGCCATGTGCCGGGCTTTTTTTTGCCTGTCTGGCGCATCCTGAGCCCGCACCGGCGTCCGGACACCCTCACCCGGTAGCACCCTACCGGCCCCCCCTAGCAAAACCGCGCACGCGGCGCCGTGGTGCGTCCGGTCACCCTTCGCCCGGCCCGTGGCCCGTGGCCCGTGGCCCGTGGCCCGTGACCGGCCCGCCCGGGTCGCTGGGTCACGAACCGGACAATGTGTCCGGTCACCCTCGGACCGATGCCCGGGGGCATGGCCCATGCATACCCCCGGGGGTATAGGCTCATGGTCCGTGGGGCGTGCTGCCCGATACCATACCCCGTAGGGTATGCGCTCGGACCGGATACCATACCCCGTAGGGTATGCGCCACGGGGGTGGGGGGAGTCGGCCATGGTGCGTGGTGGGGGTTGCGCGGACCTTTGACCCCGGACCCCGCAGCGCGGGCCGGGCTGAAATTTTCTTAGACTAAGACCCGATTTCACATGAACAATTAGGCCCCAAAAGCAAATGGGGGCCGTGTTCCACGTGAAACAATCCTTTCCCCCTACCCCCATGTTTTCGTACACTGTTTTCAGGTACAAAATTTCTGCAAAAAATCTGACCAGAAAGTACACATGAAAAGTGCAGACATAGAATTACAGCAGGCCCGTTTAGAGTTACGCATGCTCCAGCTAAAGGCGCAGGAGTCCGCTAAAAAGGACTTCCTGTCCTTTGTCAAATACATGTGGCCCGAGGCCATTTTAGGCGAGCACCATAAGAAGATGGCCGCTGCCTTCAACAACATTGCCAATGGCAAGTTGAAGCGTTTGATCATCAACATGCCGCCTCGTCACACGAAGTCGGAGTTTGCTTCGTACCTGCTGCCAGCGTTCATCATGGGCCGTGAGCCACGGACCAAGATCATTCAAGCGACGCACACGGGCGAGCTAGCGGTACGGTTTGGCCGGAAGGTCAGGAACCTGATGGACTCGGACAAGTACAAGGAGGTGTATGACGATGTGGTGTTGCGGGCGGACAGTAAGGCGGCGGGTCGGTGGGACACGAGCCATGGTGGGGAGTACTTTGCTGTTGGCGTAGGCGGCGCGATGACCGGTCGCGGTGCGGACTTGTTGATTATTGACGACCCGCACTCGGAGCAGGATGCGTTATCGGACATGGCGATGGAGAACGCGTGGGACTGGTATACGTCTGGCCCTCGCCAGCGTTTGCAACCGGGCGGCGCGATTGTGGTGGTGATGACGCGTTGGAACACGAAGGACCTGACGGCGCGGTTGTTGAAGGCGCAGACGACGCACCGCGCGGACCAGTGGGAGGTGATTGAGTTTCCGGCGATTCTGCCGTCGGGGCGGCCCCTTTGGCCGGGGTTCTGGAAGCAATCGGAGTTGTTGTCGGTCAAGGCCTCGCTGTCGGCGCAGAAGTGGCAGGCCCAGTGGCAGCAGCAGCCGACGAACGACGAGGGGGCGATATTGAAGCGGGACTGGTGGCAGGTGTGGGAGCACGACGAGCCGCCGCCGGTGAACTACATCATCCAGTCGTACGACACGGCGTATTCGAAGAAGGAGACGGCGGACTACTCGGTGATTACGACATGGGGTGTGTTTTACCCGGACCAAGACTCAGGGCCTAATATTATTCTGTTGGGGGTCCGGAAGGGTCGATGGGACTTTCCGGAGCTGAAGCGGGTGGCGAAGGAGGAGTACGACCACTGGCGTCCGGACAACGTATTGATCGAGGCCAAGGCCACAGGCATCACGTTGCAGCAGGAACTGCGGCGGGTGGGCATTCCTGTTTCGATGTACTCCCCGGGTGGGAGGCGCGTGGGTCAGGACAAGATATCGCGGGCGCATTCGGTGGCCCCGATGTTGGAAGCGGGGATGGTCTGGGCACCGTACACGGACTGGGCGGAGGAGCTGGTGGAGGAGTGCGCGGCGTTCCCGAACGGGGACAATGACGACATGGTCGACTCCACGACGCAGGCCCTGATGCGGTTCCGGACGGGTAACTTTGTGGTGCTGGATTCGGACTACAAGGAAGAAAGAGGTGAGGCGGACCTTGTTCCAGAGTATTATTGAGGACTAGAATCCTTCCAAAATCAATGCGGGCCGAGGGTCGTCCATGTCAATGACACTTGAAGACATTCAGAAAATAGTGCAGCAATCCAATGCTGCACAGTCCCCTGACAAGACGACTGCTGCACAGGACCTTCAGGCCTTTAGCGGTAATTATACGCCAGTTAGGTTTGGGCCGAGTAATACTGCAGCGACGCCCGCCCCTTCCCCTGCCACACAGCCCACGACAGGAAACGCCCCTGCCCCGACCAATACGCCTACTTCTGGCGGCGGAACGATCAATGTGCCGGTAATTCCTGTAGAGGGACACACGCCGGTCGCGCGTGTGGACCCGACCAAGTACGAGTGGACGGGAGACAGAGAAAAAGACGGCGAGGTTATTGAAAAACTTCGTAAGCGCTACGGCTGGGAAGAGCCTGAGCAAGGCACACCGGGGTATAGCGGCTTGTTCCGTGGGACACCGGGCAAGCCCCATGGTCTGGGTTATCGTAATGACAACCCCATTGACTACAGCGCGCAAGGCGCGGGCTTCTGGTCCATGGGCATTGACCCAAACGACCCGGCCCTTGGTTACCACATTGCTGCCTTCAAGAAACGCGAAGCAGAGAATTGGCAATGGGCCAATGGAGAATACTGGGCGAACAATAAGCGCACGGGTAATCAATTGGCAGATGACGCAACGGTATTGGACTGGTACTGGCGAGACCTTGCTCGTCGCATGGACAAGTCCAACAGCTTCTTTGATTCGTTCATCGGAAAACTGTTTACCAATATCGCCATTGGCTGGGCCACGGCCGGGGTTGGCAATATGTTCGGCCCGTGGGCCGCGAGACTTTTTGGCGCGGTCATGGGCGGCATGAGATCGGACTGGGACCCGCTTAACACGGTCATGGGCGGCCTGTCTTATGACACGGGCGCTTTACTTGAACAAACAGGCGTCACAGGCATCGCAAAAAGTGTTTTGCCAGATTGGGCTGAGGTCATAATTCCAAAATCCGCTGAAGTTACAAGCATTGATGCCGCAGGCAAAGCGATTATAGACCCCTATACATGGACGGATGCGCTTAAATCCGCAGGGTGGACCACGGCCAAGGAAGGATTGAGCGGGTTCCAAGAATCACTGTCACAGGAACAGGAACAAGGCGCAGCCGAGCCCGCCCCACTGCAGCCGGGAGTCGCGCCCGGTCTTACCCCGTTGCCGCAGGGCTATGTCCCGCCCCCGATTACTCCCATCCCTCCTGTGATGTTTGGGCAAGAGCAGGGACAAGGGCAGACACCCGCCAACCCGTTTGATACGGAGAACAATCCCTTTAACCCGGGTACTGAGGTTCCTGACTACGCAAAGGGGGGCCCGGTGAGGATAGAAGACTTGTCTAATGATGACTTCATCAATAGAGCTGGATATGGGGGAAATGACATGCAGGGTTCAGCGCGTAGGGATTTGGAAATGCTGCTTCAGGGCTACGCTACCGGGGGCATTGTTGGGGAAACCCCAAGTTGGCTAGGAGACCCCTATCAATTTAATGTGTATATGGGGCCGGGAAAAGCTCCAATTGAAGGGTTTTATGAGCTGAACCCAGACACCTTTAACTTTTATGCACATAGGGCGGGACAGAAATATAATTTCCGCAATCAAGGGATAGGCAATCCCGGGGTCTTTAATGCAACAAGACTAGATGACCGCGACTTCCGCAAGGAGTACGGGTTTGACAGATATGCTGTTCCCTTTTTTGGCTACAATACTCCTGAACGAGCTAACTACGGAGGAGAGATGTACTCAAGAATGCTGTCTAAGTCTCCCTTCTTTGCGGAAGGACCCTTTCTAAGTTCTAGGACTACGAACAAAGAGCATGACGGACTGTACGACCCTACTCCTGAGCAGAGAGCGAAAGACCGTAAACGCTACAACCGCATTATGAGAAGAAAAGCCCGCAACGCAAAAAAAGCAGGAACACCGTTTCTTGTCTATTACAACCCAGACGACATTAGCTAAAGCGAGAACCCGCTGTGAAAAAACCAAAGGTAAAGGGTGTGATGGAGTTCATCACCATTTCCATGTCCCCCAAGGGCCGTGGTCCACGGATGATGCGAGAAGATATGGGAGAAAAGGGCGAGCGCTCTTCCGCCATGGACCTGTCTGAGCTTCTGTCCAAGATGGGGTTCCCTCCGATGATGTCCCCCATGGGCATGAAGGAAGAGATGCCTGAGGAGATGGAAGACGAGGAGATGGAAGATGAAATGGAGGACGAGGAGATGGAAGATGAAATGGAGGACGAAGGCGAGGAAGAGGAAGAGGACAACAGGGACCTCGACACCGTCGAACTCATCCAGAAGTTGATCAAGAAGTTGGAAGAGCATTGCGCTAACATGTACATGATGGGTGAGGCCTCTCCCAAAAAGCGCGGAAAGTAATCAATGCCAATTGAAAAAGCCCTTAATCCTGCTCCGTCATACGAGGTCATCGCCGACGAAGGCCTGATGGAGCCGGATATCGAGGTCATCATTGAGGAAGATGGTGGCGCGACGATTGAGATGGGGGAGTCTGTTCCCGAGATTGACTTCTACGCCAACCTTGCCGAGGTCATTGATTCGTCGGCCTTGGGCCGTATCTCGTCAAACCTGCTCGATTTGTACGATGGCGACAAGTCCAGCCGTGCAGATTGGGAGACGCAGTACTCAAAAGGGCTGGAACTGCTGGGCTTCAACATGGAAGAGCGCACGAAGCCCTTCCGTGGCGCGTCAGGCGCGGTCCATCCGATGCTCACCGAGGCCATCGTTCAGTTCCAAGCGCAGGCTTTCAAGGAGCTGATGCCTGCTGGAGGCCCTGTTCGCACGCAGATTGTCGGTCGTGAGACGTTGGACAAGGCCCAACAGGCGGGTCGCGTGCAGGATTTCATGAACTACCAGATTACGACGGTCATGTCGGAGTTCACTCCGGAGATGGACCAAGCCCTTTTCTATCTGGGCTATGGTGGTTCGGTGTTCAAGAAGGTCTATTACGACGACATGATGGGCCGAATGGTCAGCAAACTGGTCTTAGCTGACGATTTGTACATCCCGTACAACGGCTCAAGCGTCATGAGCCAATGCCCACGGATCACGCATCGCATTGCGATGTACGAAAACGACTTTAAGAAGCGCGTTTGGGCTGGCGAGTACCTTGATTACTCCATTTTCCCGTCCGCTGCGCCCGAATCTCCAACTGAAATCCAGTCTAGCGTGGACAAAATCATCGGAATTGACCCCACGACTCACACCGATGAGATTTTCTTGCTGGAATTTCACGTCGATTTGGACATCGAGGGCTTTGAAGACACCGATGAGTCTGGTCAGCAGACCGGAATCAAGCTGCCATACGTCGTAACGGTTGAAGAAAGCAGCGGAAAGGTCGTTGGCGTCCGCCGAAACTGGCTGGAAGACGACAAACTCAAGAAAAGAATCGAATATTTCGTTCACTACGTGCTGGTAGAAGGCCCCGGCTCGTACGGACTGGGCTTTGTTCACCTGATTGGCGGTCTCTCCAAGGCTGCGACGGCTGCGCTGCGCCAACTTCTTGACGCTGGCACGCTTGCGAACCTGCCTGCAGGCTTCAAGGCCAAAGGTGCACGCATCGCGGACGACGATAATCCGATTCAGCCCGGCGAGTGGCGTGACATTGACGCTGGCGGTGCGGAATTGCAGGGCAGTTTGCTGCCGCTCCCGTACAAAGAGCCCAGCGGTACGCTGTTCCAGCTGCTGGGCTTTGCCGTGCAAGCCGGTCAGCGTCTTGCCAGCATCGCGGACATGCAAGTTGGGGACGCTAATCAGCAGGCGGCGGTCGGAACGACGATTGCGCTGTTGGAACGCGGCTCGATGGTCATGTCGGCCATCCACAAGCGGCTGCATTACTCGCAGAAGCTTGAGTTTGAGATGCTGGCCAAGGGCTTTTCGAAGTTCCTGCCTGATGAATATCCCTATGATGTTCCCGGCGCGAGCAGGACTATCAAGAAGCATGACTTTGACAACATGGTCGCGGTCTTGCCGGTCGCTGACCCCAACATTTTCTCTAGTGCCCAACGGCTAACGCTTGCTCAGACGCAACTTCAGATTGCCCAGAGCGCGCCGCAGATGCATAACATGTACGAAGCGTACTATCGCGTGTATGCCGCGATGAACGTGCGCGACATTGATGGCATCTTACGTCCCCAGACCAATCAAATGCCGAAGGACCCGGCCACGGAGAACTCTGCTGTCCTCGATATGATGGATTTGAAGGCATTTGCTGGTCAGCAGCATGATGCGCACATCACGGCGCATTTGATCATGGCCATGTCACCCACGGCGCAGATGATGCCTAACATCTTGGTTACGCTGCAGAAGCACATCTTCGATCACATCCGTTTGAAAGCGGAGGAAGACGTGGAAGCAAGCATTTACCAGCTGTACGGAGCGGACCCAGACCGCCGTGTATCCATGATTCAGCGGGAAGGCATGGCTGCGTTGAAGATCGCGCAATACCTGCAGGAACTGAAGCAGCTGCAGGAGCAGTTGTCAGGTGCGGGTGGTCCGCCGCCCCCGGACCCGGTGGTACAGCTCAAAGAGAAGGAGCTGCAGATGCGCCAACAGGCCGACCAGATGGACGCACAGCTTGCACAGCAGAAGCTCCAACTGGAACAGCAGAAGGCGCAGGAAAACCTTGCACTGCAACAAAAGCGTATTCAATCTCAGGAACAGATTGCTGTCATGCGCGCGCAGGTCGCGCAGGAAAGAGCGCGGATGATGAACGAACAAATCAGGGGAGCACAGCAAAATGCCTCTTAAGAAGGGAAGCAGCAAGAAGATCATCGGCGCTAACATTGGAGAGATGGTCAGGTCCTTTAAGCGGACTAATAAGATCGGGACTAGCAAGCCGAAGTCTTTGGCAGCGGCGACCAAGCAGGCCGTTGCGGCTGCTTTTAGAAAGGCGGGCAAGCCTCGGATTATGAAAAAGGTTGCAGGCGGTGCAGCGCGGTCGGTGGTTCGTCGCGATGGTCGGCAGCCCACGAAGATTTATTGAAAAGGGACTTTATATTAGGTATAGATAACGTATACTTTAACTACAGCCTTTCAGACGGTGGCTAAAACTGTCTGCTACCCTCATGGACATTAAGCCATGCTTGAATTTGCAGAGAGCATATTGAAAGAAATCAGGAAACTTCAGGCTGACACCGAGGCGTTTGTCCTTGGTGGCTCTATTTCCGACATGGAGCGCTACAGATTCATGATGGGCCGTCTGGAAGGCTTAAAACTCATTGATGTCGCTGTCCGGGAACTTCTGGCCAAGCGTACCAGTGACGATTTTTAACCACCGGAGGTCCCATGAGTGACGTAGAAATGACGGCTCTTGAACAGAAATGGAAAGAGTCCGCCGAAAACAAAGCGCCTGAGCTAGAAGATGCTTACGACGAAGAAGGTAATTTTCGTCCGGAAGACCTAGAGCAGTCCGTTCTCGATCGAATCCCTACCCCCACGGGGTGGCGGATAGCCATCCTTCCTTACCGAGGTCCCGAAAAGACCAAGGGGGGCATTGTCCTTTCCGATGAAACCCAGAGGCGTACCCAGCTGGCCACGATTTGCGGGTATGTGCTC